ATGAGCTATAATGTGAAACGCAAATCCGCACTGGATGTGATCATCCGCATTTTGTTAATCGCACTGGTTGCCGTTGCAGTTATCTTTGCCGTTAAGGTGGTATTTTCTGCCGCCAAGACCGCACCCGTAGCTGCCGACGCCGCCGCTACTGAGGACAAGTCCGTAATCGGCGAGTTTCAGGCCGGCACTTACGGCGGTATTAAAATGGACACCGCCGAGGCCGCAGTCAAGTACTATGTAGAGGCCTACAACAAGACCAAGGCTGAGACCGCCGAGTTCAATACCCCGGAGGGCAAGCAGACTTGGAGCGCCTTCATCGGCGATGAGGACTTAAAGATTAACAGCGTCATCATCGACGGTAACGAGAACAAAACCATCAACAGCATGGTACCCGGTATCGTAGGCGGCATTTTTCACGCAGGCACCTCTGCCCTGCCTCCCACCGCCGGCAAAGTGCAGAAGGACGATGTAGACGAGAAGGGCAACAGCTTAGTCACCTCTTCTCTGACTGCCGATGATGTGCTGGCTGTTGTAGTTGAGGACAACGGCGACGGCACCATCACCATGAAGATCCAGCCTAAGATGGCTGAAATGAGCCACAAGGGTCAGGACTCTCAGGGTCGGTTCTTCAATACACTGGGCGGCATCGACTCCGTTGTTAATAGCATCAAGCCGCTGACCTGGTCTGAGGGCACCACTGCCGATAACTGCAAGGTACATTATAAGAATGGCACCGGCGTTGTGAAAATCGACACCAAGACCGGCAAGATCGTAGAGGCCGACTATGATATGGAAGTTACCGTAGATGTGTCCCACGCGAATGTAGCCGTTCTGCGCGACAAGAGCGCCGTGGTAAGCATCACTTACAAGAACCACTTCCCGGCCAGCGACGAGTATCTGGCAAAGCATGGCGAGATCAGCCGCGTAAAATAAGTTAAAATCGCTTGCAACCCTGCCATGCGGCAGGGTTGTTTTTTGCCTATTTTTGGATTTTATCGGGGCATTTTGTGCCTTTTGCTACCGCTGCACAGCTGAATTTATACCCGCTGTAATGATACACCATAAATAAATTCGTTAAATATCTGCAATTCGCTTGCCTTTTTGGCCGGAATATAGTATTATATTTTTGTGCTTAAGCACAGGTTAAGGTTATCATCGGCAGATGATGGGAGAGCAGTGGGTTTTCAGTGGCCCGCTGCTTTTTCATTGCCCGGGTCGCCCTGGATTTTTCCTTTGCCAAAATTTAGGTGTTGACAAAATGAAAATATCTGCTATAATGATATAGCACTGAGGAAGTGCACCAACCATATCGCGGAGTAGAGCAGTTGGAAGCTCGTCGGGCTCATAACCCGGAGGTCGTAGGTTCGAGTCCTACCTCCGCAACCACCAAGACGGCGTTTGTTTACGCCGTCTTTTTTCTTTCTGTTTTTGTTTTTGGCTTATTTAAGGCAAATTTCTGCTCACACAAGAAATGAGAGAAAATAAAAAACTTTTGGCGTTGCAGTACTCGTTGCAGTACTTGGTAATGCGAGGTATAGAAGAAGGCCGGGCAGTTCAGTAGCTGCCCGGCCTTTTCTCACATGAGCTTTGTAGATATTGGAATTATGCGGATAATATCACCGTTCTTACCTTTAATGCCAACAGAAAGTTGTTTGTAACGCAGTCCATCATCCACTAAAACAGCTTCGATGATCACATAGTCCGCAGTTTCAACCAAATCCTTGGTATCTTCCACAATCATTTTTCATTCCTCCTTTGTTTTTCGTTATACTACAAGAAGATAATAATTGTCAATGCCTTTCACTAATATTTTGTCGAAAAATACAGTTGATTAGAGAAGTAAACTTAATAACATCCACTACGATATTCATTTAAATATGTAGTTGATCGTCAATACCTCAGACAATGTCTATTTTTTCTTGACAACTTACCTTTTCCGTGCTATTCTTCTTATTGCAATAGCATATTTGCTATAATTCTGTATAATGTTTCTGATTGGAGGTATCATATTGGCGTATGAGGTAATTCTTTATCGCACCAAAAGCGGTAATTGCCCAATTGAAAAACACATACACCGTTTGTGTACCGAAAATAAGAAAAGCGAAGTCAACAGAATTCTGCATTATGAAAAATATTTAGAGACCTACGGGTTTGAAATGAGCCGTTACATTCGCAATTCTATAAAGCAAATTAAAGGATCTAACCCAAAAATTTTCGAATTACGACCTGGCAACAACCGCATTTTCTTTTTCTTTTGCGATGATGACGGAACGTTTGTATTACTCCATGCTTTCGAAAAGAAAACGCAAAAAACGCCCTCTCAAGAGATTAAAAGAGCCGAGAACGAATACAATGACTACATAAGGAGGAAGAACCATGAAGGAAAAGACTTTCGATGAATTTTGGGAAGAACTAAAAAACGAGAGCCCCGAGACCAGACGAGAACTTGAAGTTATGGAGGATTGCTCATCTGTCATCCGCCAATTGGTTGTTGCTCGCGTAGATGGCGGGCTAACCCAAAAAGAGCTGGCAGCGAAATGCGGTCTTACACAATCGGCAATTGCACGAATGGAAAAAATGCAAGCAATGCCAAGATTGGACACGCTGATAACTGTTGCAAAAGCGCTCAATTTATCGCTATCTATTAACAATTCCTTACGACTTCATACTAACTATAGCGCACGAAAAAATGATGGCCAATATCGCGTTTCCAAGAACAAACTGTTCAGTGTGCCATTTAATGTATCACTCAGCAGGCAATCGGCGTGCTGAGTTTCAGAAAGGTAGATTCAATGAACCAATTAGCAAATTTTAGAATCGTCACTAATGAAGTAAAGATTATCAATCATGACATGGATGGAAATTTTGATGTTAGCCCAAACATCAACAGACAGACAGGCCATATTGAAAACAGCAGCAACTATTTCACAAAATTAACCATCTCTTTTGAGAACACCGAAGAACATCCTTTTCCGATAGATTTATCCGTCACTATGACAGCCATTTTTGATTTGCAGCATTTGGATACAGACGATCAGGAACAAATTGAGCGTTTTCTTCGCTTTCAGGGTGTGCAGACCTTGTTTCCGTACATGAGAGCGACCATCTCTAATACTTTGTCCAGCGCAATGATCGCTCCCTTGACATTGCCCATTGTCGATGTGTACCAACTGTTTCCGGAAGATGCCAAGTATCTGCCGGAAGCCAATAACTAATCCATGAACAGCACAAAAAGCCCACCGGATAACGGTGGGCTTTTTGCTTTACTTGATGAATTTACGGTCAATATCCTTTTCCCATACACACAGCCAGCCGGAGGGGCAGCGCGCCCACAGGTTGCCGGTGGAGAGCAGCTTTGTCTCCAGCACGGTGATGGTGGTGCCTGCCCGAAACATAGCGTCTGCTTTTGACTTGCTGCTTGTAGCGTGTCGCCGGCCGTCGGCCGTCAGGTCTTTAACCTTTTTGCGGCCGGTGGCAGCACCTGCGCCTTTGTAAATCCCACGCACTGAGGTGGTGATGTATGTACCCGGCTTAACCGTCGGTGCTTTGGGCGCCGCCTTTTTGTAGTTGACATCGCTTTCTGCGTACACCGTCTTGCCGCCTTTGGCGTTCGTGAACAGCCAAATGCCGCTAATATCGGAAGCAAGGGCGGCAGGCTGTACATACACTTCCCTGGCGTTCTTGACCTTAGTGTACTTCCGGCGGTTTGCGGTCATGGTAAACTTGCCATCATACCAGTAAGGATCCAGTACGATCAGGTTACCGGCCTTGTCCAGGCCGCCTACATATACATAATGGCCGCCATTGGAGAACAGTTGCTTGCCGCCACCGGATACGCACACAATGGCTTTGCCCCCGCTTTTCAGGTGCTTTTTCAGCTCGGTTGCCGTTTTGACCCGCTTGCTCACAATGGAGTAGTGCTTTTCCAGGTATGCAGCCACCTTGTCCATATCTGTGCCGTCTGCGGACCGTGCGCCCATCAGTAGGCACTTCTGTGTCCAGGCTGCTGTGTCTAAGCCGGTAAAGCCGAAGTTATGGAGCACCATAAGACTGGCGCACACTCCGCAACCACTGGTATAGATACAGCCGGAAGTGCCGTATTTATAGGGGTGGGATTTGCTGGGATAACGGATAGACTTGCATTTTTCCGTGGTCTGTCTGCAATAGTACAGCTTACTCATGACTGACCGCCTCGCTTTCTGCGTTCTCTGACCGCTCCAGCGCAAGGGTTTCGTCCGCCTTTAGTGCAGCCTTGGTGAAGCTGTTGTTCTTCCACCAGGCGGCAAGGGAAGCCACCACGGCTACCACTGTTGACACAGCGGTGTACACCTCATCGTCACTGAACGGCAAAGGGTTCTTGCCAAAGGCATTCAAGAGTACATTCAGCAGAGATACCGCCAACACGACGGTTCTTGCGATTGTTCCTGCGGTTACTTTCATTTTTTAGTCCTCCTTTTGTTGTGGCTCCTCCGGGAGCGCAATAATCTCATTATAAAATCTGGTCATCATACCATTGCCGCCCAGGGCGTGGTATGCGTCATACACCTTGACCATGGCTTCCTTGGCGTACAGGGGGCAGTAGCCCCGCTCTGTGTGCTTGTCGTGCTGCCGTATGATCTCGGCGCGCAAAATGGACTGCAAGCCGTTTTCGATGGCTATGTACCGGGCTGTGGTGACTTCGTCAATTGCTTTTTTGCTCTTTTTTCTTGCAATCAATGAAGCAATCACAGCGGACACGGCGCTGCCCACCACCGTTGACACGGCAGCGGTCAGGGCGGCCGTGACGAATGCGCTATACATCGGTCTCACCCCCTTGCAAGGCGTTGATCTCTGCCCGGTACGCAGCCCGCTGCCGGCGGATCGGCGCATATTCATCTTCGGACAGCGCACCGTCCGTGTACTTCAGACAGAGGTAATCCGTCTCCGCCAGCTCGGACTTCAAAAACGCAATGCGGCTTTCTGTCTCCACATTCATTTTGCCACCCCCAATATTTCAACTTGCGTGCCTGCACCAATTGTTCGTCCATTGGTTGGGAAAGCTAACGACTTAATCGCACCGTGAGCCTCCACATCCTTGAATATGTTGAAGTTAACCTTGTTACTAAGCCATATACAGCCTTTTTCCATGACATCAGCTGGGTTGAAGCCACTTGACTTATCTGATTTGTTTTGCATTACACGCACCATGTCAGCAGTCAATTCAACCTCTGCAACAACGAAGCTTCCCTTATCTTTTGCAACATCGAAACGAAACGCATTGGGTATGTAAGTCTCAGATGTGTACGAATTCAAATATACAGTTTGGTCTCCGGCACTACTATTGGTAGTAGTTCCAACGCTAACCATGCGCAACTTAATTTTTCTGCACGGCTTAGACAAAATCCAGTTTTGCTTGTCCGTTGTATCGGCGTCAAATGTCTTGGAAAACACAGGCTCCCAGGTCTCAACAGAGCCGGTGTCGCCCGCAGTCGGCAGGGTAACCGTCCCACTGCCGTCTGTCGCTCTGCGTAAGATGGCCAGGCCAAAATCAGATTGTGTGACTGTGGCACACTCCACGCCATCCTCTTCAAAGAAAGACACCAGCGCCCCGCTGCGCAAGGTCAAGGCATGATCGCCGCTCTTAGCATCGTCAGCGTGCAATGTAATGGTGCCATGTGTGTCATAATCCACATTCAGCACATAGGGGCAGAACTCAGAGATGTTCCACCATTCGTGTAAGGTGACCGCATCGTTCGCCGCTTGCGCCAGAGTGCCCACCCAGCTGGTAAGTTTGGCTTGCAACTCATCACTTAACAGGTTCTCTGTGACCGTTTTCAGGGCCAGCCGAACTCCCGTTATTGTGCGTGATTTGATGTGCTTACCTTCAATGGCCAGTGAGCTGACCTTATCACCGGTAACAACACCGTCCGCCAGCTTGTCCGTAGTCACAGAACCATCCGGGATCTTCACCTTGGCTGCAATGTCGGTTTTGTCCGTGTCCGTCAGCACATAATCCTTGCCATCTGCGCCTGCCGGTCCAGGATCACCCTTTTGCCCTTGTTCGCCCTGGGGGCCTTGCTCACCTTGTGGGCCTTGCGGGCCCTCTGCGCCCGGCTCCCCTTGGGGACCCTGTGGACCCGCTGCACCATCTTTTCCCGGTTCGCCCTGCGGTCCTCGCTCTCCATCTTTACCAGGAGCGCCCTGGGGACCCGTGTCACCCTTTGGGCCTTTAATGTTCACCGGTTCCGGGTTGTCCTTCCCGCCGTCATTGGTCCAGCTGATCTCGCCCGCTGCGGACACGCTGGGCGTATAAGTGGTGCCATTCACACCCTTACCAATATCCTTGAGCAGTGCCTGCACCTTGGCATAATAAGACTCCAACTCCGTTGGATCAGGCGTGTCTGCCTCCATAGCCGCCGCGTCATAAGAACCCGGGCGCACATAAAACACGCACGGCTCCGGGCTTATACGCTGCACCAACTGCTCGCCATCCACGGCATAGCCGTAAACGCCCAGGCGGCACATTCCCTCTTGCAGCGGCGGGGCGAAACACTGTCCATCCACCACAGTGGCAAACTGGCCGTTCATGCACACCCGCACGACCAGATCGGCGTATGCCGGGTCCAGCTCTACCACACAGCGAATCTGATTGACATTCTCAGCTGTCACCGGATCTTTGTTTTGTAAGATCACCGCCTGCTGGGTGACCTTAATATTTAATGTCTGCATAAAATCCTCCTTTTTGACATAAAAAACAGCGTGCCTAAGCCGCCGTTTGCAGTTGACTGCAATTTGTATTTTACATGGGAATCACCTCCTGTTTTCTTGCAATCTGCGGGGAAGTGTGGTATGGTGGGGAGTGAAAGGAGAGATGGAGATGAAGTCTAAGGCCAAAGTGTGGATCCTTGTTGTGACCGTTGTAGTGGCGGTGGGGGTCGGTATCGGTGTGTGGGTGCACTATGATCGAGTGCATGATCAAGAGACAGCCAGTCTGGTAGATCACGCTGTATCCAGTGCACTGGCTGGTGTTACTACACAGCCCACAGAGACCACTACAGACCCGGCAGCCACAGAGGCGACCGCAACCACAACAACCACAAAGCCCACAACCACTAAGAAGAAAAAGAAGAAGCATACTACCACGCAACCGCAAGTAGTGTATCGCACCGAAAGGAATGGCACAGTAGCCCCGCCCGTAATAGTAACAGACACGAGAGAAACAACCACTAAACGAACGAAGCCAGTCGGAGCCATTGGCGAAGTTATCCATTCAGATGATGGAGATTACTGGGCAACGAACAAATGTGCAACGCTTGATCCCGACGAATATGGAGGCAGGATTAGCGCACTAATATTCATCGATCAACATGGCAAAGAGTTTATATTTCCTGAGGAGAATTCTAAAACTCGCCAATATTTATAACCACAAGCGGACAGGCAATTGCCTGTCCGCCTTTTTTGTTTACAGTTTTGCTTTCAATGCATCCACCTCTGCCCGCAGATCGTCCAACTGCTGTTTTTGCTCTTGAATGAGCTTAAGCATTGCCGGGATCATAATACGATCTTGCCAGCTTTCAGGTCTCCCTTCACTGTCATAGATCACTGCGTTGGGGTAATGCTTGTCCAGATCCTCTGCAATAACGCCGATCTGCGTCCCGCTGACCAATTCGTTGTCCTTGTATTCTGGCTTGTAATTGTACTGGCACACCTGCACATCGTAAAGCCCGCTCGGATCCAGCACAGCGTCTTCTACCGGCTTAATGTTCTCCTTGTACCGTTCCGATGAACTGGCGGTTGTAATAACGCCTCTTGTGTTTACAACCAGTGGCATGGTACCACTTGAAGATTTGAAATTCAGCGTTACATCTCCACGCACCGTCAGATTGCCTGTGATTGTCGCAGCGTTATAAATCCATGTGCTTTTTGCGTTTAAGTACAATCCGTTTTTTCCACTATTTGCATCAATCATAAATCCGCCAGCAGAAGTGATCGTATCCCGATATGCAGTATCTCCGTTTATTGTCCATCGAGATTTAGAAAGTTTGAATCTGGTTTCAACATTGTCTTTTGGTCCCATTTGTATGTACAAGCTGCCGTACTGCTGCATTCTCAAGTATATATCGTTACCCTCTAAATAAGTTTTGAGGCCCAGATCATACTGCCCAAATCCGATCACTAAATTATTACCACCAGAGGCCGTGTTAATTATCTCTCGTTCGGAAGGTGCGTTTAATTTCCCGCCTAATGTCACATTAGAGCTAAAGGTAGCGTCTTGTTTTACGCTTAATGTACCACCCACATCGACGCAACCGTTGGCCAGCACGCGAAATGTGTAAGAATATGTTCCTGTACCGTAATTCAACACATCTGCCTTTTGCACAGATATAACCCAAGTGTTTTCCGGTTTAGGGTTACTGTCCGATTTGAATGCAGGCTGTAAAAACACACGATATGCCGTTCCGTCTTTTTCCGGAACATAATCTGCAAACAGTCCACCCTGCTCTGTAAGAGTAGCGTTATCTATAATCCAATTACCAACACGGCCTTTATCCACAAGGATCTCAATACCGGAGAGTCTACCGGCTGAAATGTCCGTAGCATTCAGGTAATACTGGTTGGTTTTTTTATTGTAGTACACCGCAAAGTCCTTAAAGGGGCCTTGCAGTCCGGTGGTAGAAACAGCCATGCCGTTCTTATTCAGCAGCAGGCAGCGTCCTTTGGTCTTGCCCTCCGCTGCCGGGTACTCTCCGATATAAAGCGCGTCTGACACACCATCGCCGTCCCGGTCGATCAAAGCAGCGTAACCACCAACTGCGTTCGTGATAGAATCCGTGGCGTCCTGAATGCGCTGCGCCAACGGCGCTGTGACCTGCTGCATAGCCTTAGAGATCATGCGGGATAGAATGATTCCGGCAGAACTGCCCTCCTGTTCTGAACGGGCATGGGCGGCCACATCCATAGTGACGGAGCCATCATAATCATACTCCACACCCATCAAGGGGATATGGTGATCGCCGGTATCGTCCCGGTAAGTGATCACATCGAAACTATCCAACGCCGGATTGGCCGTGAGCAATGTCATACTTCCCGGTCGGTACTGTATGCCCAGGTCAAATACAGTCTCACCCTGGTCGCCATCATCTATGTAGATCATATCAGATACAGCGTTAAATACTTTTTCCGCTTGGGCCTGGGTGGTGATCAGTGGGTTGTCGAAATACAGCACCTCGCTGTTGACCGACAGACTATCTGGTGCAAGAATATTCTTATTACCATTGTTGCAGCTGATCCCCAGGTAGGTTTTGTCCGTCTCCGCCAGTGAGACCTCTGTGACCGTGTCATCTGTCACCGTGTATTCTGCCGTACCATCATATACCTGGGCGAAAGTATCTACTCGCAACTTGCCCTCTCGGTCAAAGACGGCAGCACAGCCGCAGAACCCAGCCACATAACCGATGGCATCATTCACATTATAGGCAGTGACCTGCTGCTTGCCATCCTTGTCTGTTTCCGTACCGCAGAGCAAAGAAACATCTACCGTGCCAAAGCCGGAGACCTTGCTCTCCACGCCGGCAGCCAACTCAAAGTTACCCTGGCGTGCCAGGTCTTTTAAGATCGCCAAAGGGGTCTGCTGACCGCTGATGGCGGCAGAATACGGCATAGAAAGATCATACATGTGGTCGTACATTTCCAAAGTGGTACATTCGCCGGACCGAGTGACCTTTTCCGGATAAAACACGCCCATTGGCACCCACTCCACTGCACCGTTGACCATACAGCCAAAGTACACCACGGTTTTCTGCCCGCGAAGCACGGCACCGGCGGGCACAGCCCACAGAACGCAGTTACACCCACAAGCGTAGGACTTTGCCAGCGCGTAATCGTCATGGCTGATACTGCGGTCAATATTCAGCTCCATAATGTTATTTTGCTCATTTGGGCTTGTAGGATCCGTCTCATCGTTGTAGCCAAAAATGAAATTGCCACATTTAACCTTCACATAGATCCGTTCCCCGTTTTTGATGGCCTGGTTAAAAGCTGTGCTTGTCTTGTACATAAAATACTCCTTTAGCGCTCGATGGCATCTACTTTGTAGTTGATGAAATACCGGCAATTCCTGGCACCGGAATAGGCTGTCCAACTGGGCGTACCAAAGTAGCAGTTGAACGAAAACACCGTATTCCCGGAAGTATCCTCCAGTTTAATAGAATGCCAGGGCTTACTCGCATTGTTGATCACGCCGTTTAGCTTGTCCAATTCCGCCCGGGTCAAGGGCGGAAAGGACAACTGCCTTGTTTTTTTAACCTGAACGATACTGCCGTTCATATAAGCCGACTTGGAGCGGCCCGTGTTAGAGGACCACACCTTTTCATCTGAACAGGATATGGCATTGAATGATGGGTTTGGCATTTTTGTGCCGTCAATATATAGTGGCATACCGTCCCTCCTTACGCTGTGGCCGTAACCGGGTCACGGCCTTTCTTTTCTGTTTGGTTCACATCGTCCAGCACCACCGTGCTTAAATGCTTACCGCCCACATATACTGGGATCGTTACATTGACCGCCTGCCCGCTGCTACCCAGCATTTGCACCATCATTGCGGCTACCTTGCTGATCCACTGGGTGTTTCGCTCCAAAGGCACAACAGCCTCGGCGCCTTTACCTTCCAGCAGACCGACCTGGCCTTTTTTCAGCACGCCGCCCTTTTCCAGCTCTGGGATAGTGGGTATAGAAAACAACTGGTACTGGCCGTTGGTCACGCTCACGCCCAGGGCGCTAAGCACATTAGACAGTGTGCTGCCAACGCTAATCAGCAGCTTGTCATTGATCTTGCCAACCATATTGTTGACCAGTTTGATCACACCGTTTAAGGGGCCTTTGAACGCATTGGTAAAGGTGGCTTTCAAATTCTTCAGGCCGTTCTTTAAACCGGTCACGATCTTACCGCCAAGGCCGGTGACTTTTGATACAACGCCATTTTTCCCGGTAAAGAAATTAACAACGCCGTCCTTAAATCCTTTGAATTTTTGGCTGACCTTTTTCCACAGATCGCCGATACCGTCAAACAGACCTTGGGAAATAAAGCCGCCCTGCTTTTTCATAACCTTAGACGGCGATTTGATCTCAAACGCTTTTTGGAAACCATTGATAAACGGTTGGAAAATGTGTTCCTTAACCCACTTCCATGCATCTCCAATGCCGTCAATGATGCCGTCCCAAATGCCCTGGGCCACATTGCCGCCGGCGTCTTTGATCTTTCCTCCAAAATAGGTCTGCACACTGGAGATGGCGTCCATAATCAGTTTGCCGAGGAATGCGGAAATACCACCCAGGGCGGCGCCCAGCGCCTCAAACAGAGAGCTAGCCATACCCCCAAAGTCAATACCGGCTATAAAATTCTCCAGCGCCGTAGCCAGCCCTCGCCAGTCCAGGTTTTCCAAGAAACCGGAAATGGCCTTGAACACACCACTGATGGCATCCGAAATAGTCTTGGCCACTTGGCCCCACTCAATAGTGCTCACCAAGCCGTTTATGTTGCTTGCAAGCCCGGCACCCAACTGGTCGAACTTAAAGGTGGTCAGGAATGTGTCCAGTGCGCTGAATATCGTATTCACGCCCTGTCCCACGATCTCACCCACACCTGCCCAGTCAAAGTCCTGTACAAAGCCGTTCAGGCTATTGGCAATGCCGCTGACTGCATCATTGACCTTTTTCCGTATGCCGTCCCAGTCCAGGTTCTTGATCTTGTCGATTACTTTATTGCAGGAGGCCGCAACCTGCTCGCCAATGCCCTCAAAGTCGCCGCTTTTCCACAGGTTCTTAATTTTCTCCAAATAAGCGGAGAACTGGTCGGACGCTGCCGGTGTCTTGGCCGCAGAAGAATTGGACGAGCTGCTGTCTTGCTGATCATCACTGACCTTAGTAATTTGGTCAAACCCATACAACTCTTTTTGTGCTTGAGACAGCTTTTTCGTCTCTTTTGTGGTCTTGCCCACAGCGGTGGCTGTGGCATTTACTTGCGAAGCGATCCCCACAGAGGAAAGCAAGCCGCTGATGGCATTAGCCACACTCATGGCATAGGGCATGAGCTTTTCAAACAGCCCCACAACCACATTGATGGCCGGTGCCAAAGCTTTTGCAAAGGCATTTTTTAAGGCTTCCACACGGTTATTCAGGGCCTCATTCTGACTTAAATAACCGGTGATTACCGAGCGCAGCTCACCGAAAATGTTTTTACACACTTTCAACCCCAGCGATACCACGCCTATGCGGCGGATAGACTTGACCACATTCAGCAGAGACTTACTGGCCGTACCGGAAGAAACACGCATATTTTTCAGGTGACTATGCACCTTGCCGAAAGCGGCGCCCGCTGCGGACCCGATTTTACCGAATACGGAACCTGTTGCCCTACCGATAGCCCCGAATACAGCACCCGTCTTGCTGCCGACGGTTGCAAACGCGCTGCCGAGACTTTTAACCTTGTTTTTGAACTTGGTCATTTTGCTTTCAACCGGTGGGAAGGCTTCCTCTTGCAGAGCGTTGTCAAGCTTATTGCCCATTTCAGTCAGCGCTTCACCGTTCTGCTTTATGGTACTGCGTAGGGATTTATACCGCGTGGTCTCAATCGCCAGGCTGCCGTTGGCTTTATTGATTTGAGCCGTGGTCTGCGCCATAGCATTTTTTTGCTGGTTCATTTGTGCGGAAACACTTTGAATTTCTGCTTTGAGTTTATCGAGTGTATCCGTTTTCAAATTATCGGGATTCAGCCCTACATTCCGGAGTTCGTCATTGAAAACCTCCAGGTCGTTTTTCATGCGTTGCAATCCGGCCCTGTGCTGTTCAATTTCCTCCAATGTCATATAACGGGTCGATATTCTACTTGTGGTGCGAATCAACCCAGCCAATTCCTCATGCTGTTTGTTGACACCGGCAATTCCATCTTTATAATCGTTCAAAAAAGCCTGCTGCTCTCGATATTTTGAGGTCACCGCCGTTAACTGGCCTGCCAGGGAGGCATATTCTTTGTTCTGCGATTTCAGCTTTCCCTGTAATTGCTCCACCTTGTTGGAGTAATCCATAATCTTGACGCTGCTCGCTGTAGCCGCTTGCACATTGCGCTCTTGTGTCTTTACCAGGCTTTCCACCTGTTTACCCAGCTTGCGAGTATCTTCATAAGCGGAATTCATCGCTTGGGCGGTCGCCGCACGCACTTGACCGGTCACACCGGACAACTGTTTCAACTCGCCCTGGAGCGTTGTAATGCTCTTTTTATACTCGCTGATGTCTGCCGTAAATCGGGTTACCAATTCTTGATCCACTTTTTCACCTCACCTTCTGATCTAATTACAACTGGTTGAAATAAGCCAGTGTCTTAGCCGCCTGAATGTCCAATATATCCTCCTCAGTCCAATAGGGGAAGCGTTCATACACAGGGTCTATATCTTCACCGGCAACAATAGAAGCGATCACACCGGCCTGGATATAAGCTATTTGTGACAGATTTTGATACTGTATGCGCTCCCGGTCACGATGGAACAGGATATATCGCTTTAATTCACCGTAAGTCATTGCAAGAATGACCGGAAAAGCCAGGCCGCAAGCATTGGCTTCTAAAATCATATCATCCAAGGTGCAATACTTACCCTGGAAAGGAGGCGGGCTGTTCCTCGCTTTCTGCCGTCTGCTCCATGCCATCAAAAGCAGCATTGAGCATTTTGCCAATACCGGAGGACAGCTTTTCCGCCTGGGTGTCACTCAACAGACCGGATACATGGGCCAGCTTGAAGAGAATGTTGGAGAATGCGTCCATACCGCTGACGCCGCTGTCCACCAGCGCGTCATACAACGCCTCACCGGTCAGATCGCCGTTGGGATCATCGTTAAAATGCAGGGCCTCATCCAGTACAGCCAGGAGCCGCTCCGGATCACTGGAAGCGCTGAGGATCACATCCAGGGCGTCCTCGTTGAATTTATTTTTCAGTCGCAGCTGAGCAGCTACAGTCAAACGCAGGTGCACAGTCTTGCCGCCATTCAGCTGCAAATCGTATGTTCTGGTTACAATATGGGATTCGTTCATTGTCATTTCCTCCTAAAAAGTGGGGAGGCAGTCGCCCGCCTCCCGAATAGTCGATTTACGCGGCGGGGAACTCTCTGCTCCAGTCGCCGTCCAGCTTGTAAGAGACAGTAGCCTCCATCAGGCTGTTTACGCCCGGTCCCTTAATCTTCAGGCTGGGCACACCAGAGTTGTTAAACTTGGTGCCGTCAGGCAGCTTAACCATAATGGGTACGGACACACCGGCGTCCTCCAAAGCTGCCAGCACCCGATAATCCGATGTGGCGTCCTTTGCGTTGTACAGAAAAGTCACATCAAAGGCGTCTGCTTTCTTGCGAATACCGGTAATGCTGTGTTCCACATCATCGTCATAGCAAGTGGCGTCCAGTTCTTCCCGTTCGCCCTTGGTCAGATCGCCGATTTGGGTGGCGTAGTTCAGGCACTTGGCTGTGGGGCCGGTATAGTTGGGATATACCTCAATGCCTTTGGACGCAAGACCGCGTTCCGGCTTTGTTTCGTTCATATAAAATCCTCCTTAATCTATCAGTCGATTGGTTCTTGTATCAACCCGACGGCCGTAACGCAATGATTTGCGCAAATAACCGCTGGGGTCATGTAACAGTGCGTCCGAGGACGCAAATTGCCGGATCAGGCCCAGCGAGGTCAAAGCCTCGTCTACCTTTTCCGTCAATTCCAACAGGTCCGGCAAGGTCATAAACCACAGATCCACCTGATAGGCGATCACATCTACGCACGCCAGTTCCGTGCCTGTATTAGTAATCTCATAAAATGTGATCAGGTTACCTGCCGGTTTGCTCTCCGGAAATGCCATCTTAATGTCATAGGGAATGTCCGACTGTACGGATTTTAAGGTATCCCGGATCACTGCACGGTAGTTTTTCACTTGATCGCCTCCTGTATAGCTGTGCCATAATGCTCTGCAATCACCGGCTGCATTGCCTGCATGCCGTTATACATAAAGAGCGCCGGCAAGCGGCCTTTCAACCTACGAAATCCGTAGCCGGGTATATACGCAGTCCAAGGCTCGTGCTTGCGCACAATACCCAGCTCACTGTCCAGCGGTGTGCCCTTTTCGTCACCCACAGGCCCGGTTCCGAATTCCACATAGGCCGCATACTGCATATTGGTACGGCTGCCTGCGGTCACCCGATCACCGTCACGCTCGCAAAAGGCGGCGATAGACTCCCGCAGCAGTCCGGTGTCCTCCGGGCAGTTGCTGCGCTGACGGCCGGCCATATCCTCTGCGTCCTGCAACATCTGCCGCTCCAAATTGTCCAGCAGATGATCTGCGGTGCGTTGCAGCGTCTTGGCATAGGCACTCAGCTTTTCAATCTCAATGTTTGTTTCCACCGGGTGCCCTCCTCTCTGTGGCATTCGCTGTCAACAACCGATAATGCAGGAACTGCTGTACGGTCTCCACCTCCAGCCAACCTATACCATCCGCCTGTACCAGGTCGCCGGGCCGCACGCCCACGGGGTCATACAACACGGCTTGATACCCGGCAGACAGCACCCGCCCCCGCTCCTCAATAGGGGCAGAAGCAGATACCGGCTGCCAGCACAAATACAAAACGACAGGTGTAGCACTGTATGTGTTCTGCTCAAAGTCGTAAGCACTGTCTCTGATCGTCTGTGCGGAGAAAATCCGTGATTTTACAGTCCACGACTTAGGCGTTTTTGCTTTCACCGGTGTGCACCTCCCTGTATCTGTTGTACGGCTGGAGCAGGTCGGCAATGGCTGTCTCCTGCTCCGCAGGGGTGGTATAGGTCTCGCTCATAGATACGCTGCCCTCCGTATAGGACGCACTCTTTACACCGTAATTCCGATCCTGTATAAAACTGTTCAGGTGCACAAAAGCCAGTTTGGCCAGCGTGGTGGCGGTAACCACCGGCGGCAGCTCTTGCGTGCCCAAATAAGTCAGGCAATCGTCCTCTGCCATATCCAAAAACAGCTGCAAATCCAGCTCTTCACCGGCGTATGCGTACCAGGCCTCGCATATCTTGTCGTAACGCCCGGCAGCGGCCCGCAGCAGCCGCAGAGCCTTGCTTTTCATCTCATCAGTCAAACATATCACCCCATAAGAAAAGGCGCCTTATTTGGCGCCCTTTTTTGTATCCTCTTTTTCTTGCAGCTGCCAACCGGCATTCAAATAAGCCGGCAGACAACTCCGATCAATGACCACTTGGGTCTTGCCCTGTACAACGGTTACCTTTTCCATTTGTACCTCCCCGGGCTTAGCCCTGCACCTTGACGATCATATTCTTGTCCAGCGTGGTCACGCCGTACAGAATATCAAAGGATACGGTGTCGATCTTGTGGGTGCTGTCGTAGTCAAAGACCACACGCACACCCAGGCCGTCCGCAGAAGCCACATAGGCGTTCTTGTTACCCATCGGCAGATCCATAGGACGGGTCACCAGTGCCACGCCGTTGCGGTGGAACCCTACTGATGTAGGCGCAGAGATCACAGTGGCGTCCTTTCCAGACAGTGTAGCGTGCAAGGGCTGGTCAATAGCCACCTCGGCCACCGCGCCGCTGGCAGCCGTAGCGTCTGCGGCAAAATGGTACACATAGCCGTCCACAATAAAGCAGTCGCCCTTCTTCACCGTGGCAGTAGCAGCAGTCACAGAGGACAGCGCCACCTTGCTCTCACCGGCAGTACCGCTAACCTTAAAGGACTTGGCGGTGCCTACGGCATTATCCAAATAACCAAAGGGATACGGTGCGTTCTGGCTCATGTAGGTGTCCATGGTGTACACCTTACCCAGTTCTGCGTCCCGCAGGGCGTTGCCGTCACCGGCATAGGACACCTTGGACAGGTTGTCGTCCGTAGCATACAGCACCTTGTGCGAGGGGTTCAGCACCAGGCGGCGGTTCTGTACCGGCACACCGGCGAAGTCCAGATAGCTGCCCACCTTGGCAATATCCTTAATGGGCTTGGTTGCGCTCTCTCCGGAAGCGGTCACGGTGCGACCGGCGCCCTCTACGGCAGTCGCCAATACATCTGCGTCCACCGCGCTGGCGATGGCGGCCATGGCCGGTTCGATCACCTGAGCAGAGAAGTCGCGCAGATCCAAGGACATTTCCTTAGAAGTGATCTGCACAGTCACATCGCGCAGCCGGTCCATCTTCACGGGTACACCGCCCTCGTTCAGATCCTGGGGATCCACAGCGCCGGTAAAGTTCTTGGCTACAAACTTGCTGGGGCGGCGGGCGGTAACCGTGTCGCCAACCTTCACAAATTCGTTCTCATAGTCCCGGTGGACCAGGTTAGCCATCACCAGGTTGTTTTTCAGTACCATCAGTGCCTCATTGGCAATGACATTGGGTGTTAAAATCATATTCGGCATTTCTTATTCCTCCTATTAGCCGTTCTGTTTTCTCCACGCCTCATAGGCGCGGAAGTCTGTGGGCGGTACATTGTCGCCCGCTGCTTCCTTACCTGCCGGCGGCAAGTCCTTGCCCCGCAGGTTGGCGGTTGTGGCGGCCTGTACTGCCTCTTGAAATGCGGCGTCAAAAATCTCCAGGTTCTTTTGCGAGGCAGTGGCGTCATTCCCGGTCAGGATTGCGGCAAACTGCACAGGCAGCTTACGCTGGAGCAGCTCAGCCGCAACAGCCGTTTCCAGCTGCTTCTTGGCAAAGGCTGCCTTTTCCTGTTCAAATGCCTGGCGATCCTTGGCCAGGTTATACCGCTCCCGCTCCTCTTTGTTCATACTGGAGAGCTTTTTGGCTTCGTCCGCCTGCTCTTTGGCGCTTTCTTCCCACTTGGCTCTGGCCGTGGCAAGCGCCTTGCTGACCCTGCTGTCAAATTCACTTTGGAATTTTTTGTCTTTCAGCAGTTCGTCAAAAGTCGGAGTGGTGTTGCCCCCATCGGAGTTGGCGTCGGTGTCGCCCGCTGCCCCCTCTGCGTTGGTGTCTGCTCCATTTTCGCCGGTATCTTCGGCAAACAGCTGGAGGTTCAGCGGCAGGCGTGCGCACACCCGGCTCTGTTCTCTGCTGTTTTCCATCTCGGCATACTGTTTTGTCATTGCTGACTCCTTTCCCAAACCGTACGCTGCCGGTTCGTTAAATGATATATTCCCACAGGCATTGCCTGTAAATGGGTATAAAAAGAGCAGGGCTGCATAGCAGCTCTGCTCACTTTGGGTTATTTATTGCTTTTCTTGTTTCTCTCGGAGCGTCTTATACTTCTCTTGTATCTCAAAATATCGGCGTTTCAGTTCGGCTTCTAAAGCTTTCATTTCCGGCGTGTTGCAGTGTCTATAACGGCTTCCTTCCGGGAATGTGTTTCTCCACTCCTTGAGAATTGCTTCACTACGCTGCGAATAATACTTGCCGAGAGCTGAAAGCTCCTCTTTTTTCGACCGTTCAAGATCTATCTTTTCCATCGGGTGTACACTCCTTTTCCTAAAACACGGCAAGCTCCTTCTATTAGTATGTGTTTGGCATTTTCTTCATATTCAGAAAAACTTAGGCCACGAGCGTCCATCACATGGGTTACTTCGTCTTTCGCCTGTTCTTTTGCCTCTTCCCACTCTTCCAGCGTCACACCGTCCATCTGCTCCAAACGGTAGCGGTATTTATGGTCAAAGGCTTCCATCACGCCGGTGCCGTCGGCAATCATGTTTGGAATATCTGCGTCATCGCTGAATGAAAACTGCGTTTGATCCGCCGGGTGATTATGTATATTGTAACTGCCTTTCATGGAAATGTCAACGCCGGTTAAGTCGATATAATCCGGCTGGTGACTGGTAACGGAATACACTTTGCCGGTGCGGTCAATGACCAGCATGTGCTCCTCGTCGGCACGCTCGTACTGTGTAATAAACCGATCCACATAGGCATTGCGTTCCTGCTCAGACTGCGGATTGATTTGGCCAAGATATACAGCTTCCGCCTGTTTCTCCACGGCCGGTTTGTCTACGCCTCTTGCGCCACGAATAACGCCGCCATTTTTCTCCACATACTTCTCATACCACTGGGCGTAGGTCATATCTGCCGGTACGGTCATGGACTTGCCGGTTACCGGATCCCTGGCCCAGCGGGTGCCTGTGCGGTTATTGGTCACCGGCACGGTAATACTGCGGCAGAAAGGGTGCATAGGCGGCAGGTTCTCGCCTGCTTTTGCCTCTTCCACCAAAAAGGTCTTGCCGTCCAGCTGGCGGCAGACGGCGGAGGTGCGCAAATCCAAAGTAGCCATAAACCGATACCGGATAATGCCCGCTGCTTTATAGCCCTCTAAAAAGCCCTGATTGGAGAAGTGATTGACCTCTGTACGGATCAGGCGGCTGGCACAATAGCGTTGCCCGCTGTCGCTGTCTGCACCTATGCAGTCCTCCAGCAGCCGCTCCTCCATATCGTGCAGGGTCATACCCGTCATACAACCCACTTCAATCGTGCGCTGCAAGCGCTTGCAAAAGGCGGCGTTGTTCTTCCACACACGATCGGAATAGTTTTTGCCGCTCCACTTATGGGTAAGTGCGGCCTGTACACGGCGGTCACTGATCAAGCGAAAGTCATATAGACCATTGCGCTTTTGGTCGTTAAATATAGTGCGGTAGTATGCTTGTTTGAGTGTATCTGTCAGTCGCGCTTTCGCCAGCCGTTCCTCCCGCACGCCCATGGCTACGGCTTCCGCACGAATAGCGTTCTGTAAAGCCTGCAAACGGCTGATACGGTCCGCATAGGCCGGTGCGTCCAGCATAGCGATCAACTCCCGCCGTGCCTGTGGCTCCTTGGTCTTCTGCAGCTGTTCCAGCAGCCGCTCCCGCTCCTCTGCGGTTTGGCCTGCGCTCAGTAGCTGCAAGGCATAAGCCTGGCTGATCTGACCGTTTTTAACATACCGGCGGAGAATACGCTCAATTTGCTCGTTGAGCTGCTCTACACCCTGTGCGTACATACGGTTGACCTCCACCATTGTAGCGGTGGTGCGCACTTGCAGCAGGTGCTCCAGGTCAACCGTTCGCCTTTTCCAATACTCTGCTGCCTTCATAGATTAAGCGTCCTTTTCTTCGTCTTTCTGCCGGCCTGCCGTGTCTTTCTCTTCGTCCTCGGTCTTGTCCTCGTCCTTGTCCTCTGTCTTTGGGGCAAAGCTGTCCATATACTGCTGCTGGTTCTCCTGCTTTTGCTGTTTCATGTTCTCCACGGCTTCCGCCGGGTCCTTAACAAACCATAGCAGGGACAGCAGCGTCTGATCGTCAACCAGTCCGGCATTCTTCAAGGTGCACACCATAGAGACAATCTGCGCCTCATCAATGGGCAGCGCCACAGTAAACACCATATCCACATCATCTACGGACACCGGGTCTATACCGTTATGGGCCAGCCAGTTGTTGTATAAGGTCCAGCGTTTCTTCAGCCCCGCCTCCATGGCGCTCATCTTGCTTTTTACCAGCAGGTGCAGGGCAAGCAGCTTGAGCTTTAACGCCACGCCGCTGGCATTACCGGCAAAGGCCTGGTCTGTCATATCCGGGGTTAGGGTCATCTTGTGAATATCCGATACCAAGGTATCGTCCAGCACCTTTAATGCGTTCTCATCAAAGGTCTTTTGCACATATTCCAACCGGGCGTCCTGTGGAATACCATCTACAAAGTGATCCTGCTTTGCGGCTGCCATCGTCTCCGGCGGCAATACCGCACCATAAGCAGCTAAAATAGAATTGACAAACTTGCGCTTGTCTGTCAGACGATCGGACAGCAGCTCATTGCGGGCGTCTATCAGGTTGGCCACCTGTTCAAAGTCGCCCTGCCGCTCCTCGTTGTTCTCATAACACACCACCGGCACCTCATCAAAGAAGTGTGGCACCGGTGCACCCACCGGGTTGTACACATAATTTTCTTTATCCAGCGAGGTGCTTTCGTACTGCTGATACTGGGTAGCCGTATAGACTGTTACCGCATAGTACCGGCTGCGATCTGTGCGTTCCCGCTGCTCAAACCACAGCGCAAACAGATCCTTGTGCTCTACAGTATCATCTTGCACCAGCACGATCTGATCCGGCGCATACACTGCGGATCGCGGGCGTGGCTGTTCCTCTGTGCTGGCATATAGCAGCTCACAGCTTTCGCCATATATACCCATGGCCTTTCCGTTTCGTTGATCTACGGTAGCAATATTCTGACTATGGTAGGCCGCCATAACGGCGGAAATGTCAATCTTCTTTCCGCACAAATCGCAAAGACCGTCTTTGTCCTCATCCACAGCGTTGTGGCGAACCAGGGTGCCGTTTTGCCGATCCAGCTTGGCCTCAACCGTAGACACCAGGGAAAGCTGCGCCTGACTGTCTTTCTTGTCCCGGTCGTTGCAATCGTACTTTACCGGCTCACTTAGGAAGTAGCCGCGAATAATATCTACGATATACTTGGCATAGTTGGCCTCCGCCCGCACATCATCCTCTTCATCTCCACGGTGAAGCTGTGGAACACCGATATACCGACCATATAGGGCGCGACACCGTCTTTCATATTTATTTGCTTTACCGATCACATAATCGATCACCGCAGAAGGCAACTCGCCCCGGTCCAGGTTCGGCACATCCCGCCGGTTCATGTAAAGTATCATATTCAAGTCCTCCTTGTTACGATCCGCCCCAGCGCCGTGCTTACAAAATAGCGCATGGCGTCCATGGCGTGGTCATCCTGTTTGATCGGCTCATCCAGCCCCGCCTCTGCTGCCTTGTCATTCCAGCGGTAGGCGTAAAACTCTGCAATGGTGCGGGTGCAATCCTTGCTGAACAGCAGATCCGCCCGCTGCAGCAATGTGCACACGGTACGGATCCCGTCCAGCACAGCGTTATCCGCCTTTAACACCTTTAGCCCCCGCCTTTGCAGTTCTGTAATGAAAGAGGCCGCCGAAGGGTCAACCACTACGCAGGTATACGGCGTATCGCCGATAAAGGCCATCATCTCGTCCGCATACTCTGCGTCCGTCCTTTGTTTATGGTTCTCTCGCCCGGAATAGTAATACTCCTTGGTGCATAGCCATTTGCCATGGTATTTGCGCCACATCAGGAACACCGTAGGGTTTAGCGTACCGTAATCCACACTGATATAGGCAGAACCTTGCAGTTCGTTAACCGGCGGCAGCGGAATACAGTGCCGACTTTCGTCAAACATATCGTAGATCAGGCCCTCTGCCACTTTCCATTCGCCCAGAATGTACCGAGCATAAAAAACGCCCGCGTACATAGATCTGTACCGGGCTTTGACCTCCTCAGTTAAGGACAAATTATCGTCCATCGTAAAGTGAAGGTAGAGTATTCGCTTTTCTTGCCGCTTCTCCGGCAAGATCCATTCTTCATAAAACCAGTGATGTGGGTTATCCGGGTTGCAGTTGAACCAGAATTTTGCACCACTGACAGAGCACCGGGCGGTGGCCTGCTGCACAAAGGACTGGGGCATTAAAGCCACCTCGTCAAAGAACACACCGGCCAGGGTCATACCCTGTATCAGATCCTGGCTGCTTTCGTCCTTGCCGCCAAAGATATAAAATGCGTTTTCTGTGCCGCCCCGCGTCACCACAAGCACATTGTCGCTACGGCTGTATTTTACCTGATACCCGCGACTTTGCAGCATTGCAGGCAGAAAAGAAAGCACATTCCGGCGAAAGGAGCTGATCGTCTTTCCGCACATGGCAAAGTTCATGCCGCTGTAGGTACTCATAGCCCACAGAATATAGCTAAGCGCCATACTCACCGTCTTACCGGATCGTATAGCGCCGTCTGCAATTATTCCGTTTTTGTCGCTCACAGGTGATGTTTTGCACCACCAGGTGAGCACCTGGAGCTGCTTGGCGGAGAATGGCTGAAAATGAAAGGTACTTATTCTTCCCATACCTGTTCACCCGCTTTCTGCTCCAAGGCTTCCAAGAAGCCATCGTCCGTCTGTTCATCTTCATGCCCTCGGGCCAATTCAAAGTGACGCAGAAGCTCTGCCAGGGCTTTCACCCGATCAGAGGTATTCGGCGGCTTCGCCGTCTCTGCAAACCCGATGGAGCACAGTGCGTTCAGCACATCCGTTGCGGTGAAATCCAACTTGTCCAGCTTTCGCTTTTCCAGGTCAGCGATAAAATTTTTTACCTTATCATTTCTTAGCAATCGGCTTGCTTGGCTTTCTGCGCTCCCGGGCGCCTTACAATTTGGGTAAGCAGCCTGGTAGGACCGTTTCCCATTATGGTCGAGCACATATTCATAACAGAACAACCTTTGTTTAGGTGTTAAGGTCTCTTTACCCACACTGCTCACCTCCTTTGTAATAATTGCGGATTATATGCTGTTATTTTTTCTGTTTGCTGTCTGGGAAAAATTCATCCAGTATTTCAAGCCGAATTCTATTTTTGCGGGTTGCTTTCTCAAAACACCGCTGGCAAATCAGTATAATCACTGCTGCTATTGCTGAAGCAACTACAACCACGCCGAATATCTCAATATGACTATTCTGAATGTCACTCATCTTCTGTTGTATCTTTTGAATTATTCCAGCATAGTTTGAGTATTCTTTAAGCAATGTTTGAAACTGATCTTTCAAAATGTCATAAATCTTACTTTGAAAGACTGCAAACCATGAAAATATCATCGATATTACAGAAATCGTCAAAGGAGTAGTGTTTATCGCGGTTTTCTCTTCGGCCTCTGCTAAAATGCGTTCGCGTCGGCGTTCCGCCGGAGAAAGGTTAGTCAGTTCCATCTTGATCTTTTCATACTCTCGAACTTTACGATTTTTCCGTTTCTTCTTCTGCTGCTGCTTGCCTAAAGGTTTTTTAGAGCGTTTACGCATGTATTTGTTTTCCCCCCTTTCGCTCACCATAATTATAGCACATCTGAAAACAGGCCTCGTAGTAACCGCATTTTAGAAAGGGAAAGCACAAAGACAAAAACCAAAGAGCGCACCGTTTGGAGCGCTCTTTCAATCTGTTTGGCAGTTTATACTATAACACAGACGGTAACCTGCATACTATAACATCAACATGCATTGCATAGTGGTTTTTTATTTTTCGCATTCCAGCATATCCAGGGACTGCGGGTGAATGCGAGAGACCAGGTGATTGTATGTAATATCTTCGTCTACAGCGATCTTCTCAAAAGTGTCACCGTTCAAATACCGCCGTCGCAACACACGCCGGTGCAACGGACTGCGCACCTGCTCAATAGCAGCCTCAATTTCTGCCCGCTGCAACAGAGCAAGCCGGACTTGTTGGTCCAGCTTCTCTTTCAGTTCTATAATGCGATCTACCGTCAAGGTAAAATCTGCCCGCTGCCCGCCTCCCGGCGTGGGAGAGAGGGAAGCCGTGATCTTTTGCGCCCGGCTGTTCAGTTCTTCGATCTCCTGTTGTGTAATCTCAACCTCCGCCCAGCACTCCCGATAGCGTTGCAGCCATTCCTTCTTTTCGTTGTTCGTCATTTTTTCTCCTGCTTTTTATTCTGCTCATTTCTTAAAGTTCGGACCAAAGCCGATCACGCCGAAAAATGCAACAATGACAGCCCCGGCCACAAGAATGATTTGTGCTGCTATACACATCCTGCTCACCTCCCTGTGCTTCCGAACCCGCCATTTCCGCGTTCGGTGTCTGCCACCTCCAAATTCTTTGCAGTCGACTGCAAAACGGAAATAACGGCGGCGGAGAGTTTGGCTCCGGTGGCCGGGTCCTTGGCATTGATCTTGCCGATCAGCTCCTGTACCTTTGCGGCGGTTTGTTGCAGTTCGGTGAAGTACACCCGGCAGGCTGCCACATCCGTGTCTGCACCCGCTGCCTTTGCTTGCCGAACAGCGGCGTCCAGTTTGGTGGTACTGCTGTCCAACTGCCGTTTCAGGTCTGCCTTTTCCTGCTCCAGCTTTTCTACAGCGGCTTTGGCTTTCTTCTCGGCGTCTGCCTTTGCCGTTGCCAACTTAGCTTTGTATTCCTTTGCGGCTTCCTTTTCCGCTTCCTTTCGGATTGCCTCCGGGTCCGGCGCTGCGTCGGCCCGCTGCTGCAATTCTTCCAGCTGGGCGCTGTACTTGGCTTTAACTTCCTGCTCAATGGAAGAACGGAGTGCGTTGGTGTCCACCTGCTCCGGTGCTTCGCTTAATTCGCTCTGTGCCTGCCCAAGGTCAAAGGTCAGCTGTTCTGTCTGCTTTTTGTAGCGTTCCACCTCTGCCTTTAACTCTCTGACCGTTGCGCTCTCCAAATCCACATCGGCCGCGAACTCTTCCCGCTCGTAGCTGCTGATTTGAGAGATCAACTCCAGCTTGGTGATCCCCAGGTCGGCGTGGTCGGCCATATACTTCTGGCCCAGCTTTTCATAGGCTGATATGTAGGAATAGGCTTGCCGCTGCTTAATGCCACAGGCTTGTTCGGCGTACTCCTCGAATGTGTCATAGCCCAGCTCCGTGTATAGGCCCTCATCACGCATTGTTTTAAGATCGTGACACACATCTACCAGTGCTCTGGCCATTACCTGGCCGTTGGCCAGGATCCGGGCGTGGGTGTCGTAGGCTTTCTGTGTGGTTGGCGTTACTTCTTGCATTGTAGTGATTTGGTTATCCATAAGTCCTCCTTAACTGACTGCTTTCGTTTTTCTGTTCGACTTTAGGTAGGCAAGCCAGGCTTGCATAAACTCCTGCACATCCGGTGGTGCAGGTCGGTTGTGATCGGCTCTGCATTGAATAACGGCGCCGTTCTTAAATTCTACGGTCACATAGGACTGATCCGGGTCCGACTGCTTGCGGACGAAAAGTATATCCGTCTTTCTGTCCAGGTATTTTTCTGTGTAACAGGAGTACACGCAGTTGTGCTGGGCACAGCCCTCTTTTAGCAGATCCTCCGGTCCCTCGGCCGGCCGAATGAACAGCCCGCTGCAGGCGTATGTATATTTGCGTTTCAGCTTTGGCAGATCCTTAGCTAACTTCTTTGCCCGCTCGGCTTGCTTTTTTGCTTTCTTTTCATTAGCTTGTCGTGTCAATTCTTCGGAATACTGGCGGTGCAGGTCTCGCAAGTCCTGTGGAACGGCTACCTCTTTGTGGCTAACATTCAGACCCAACCGCCTGCACTGATCCAGATAGTCGCTGTAATCTGATAGCACATTTGTTGGCGTTCCATATCCTCCCGCTGCCTGCCGATTTACCCAGTTTATTGCCTTTTGCGGAGATAGGTGCTGCCGCAAAACATCAAGCGCCTTGTAGCATTTCTGCTGGCTCCAGCTGTATTGGAAAGCAAGAAAAAATAGAATATTTTTATCTGTCATTTTGCAGCCGTATTTTTTCAGTGCCGCTGTTGCTTTGAGTGTGTTAACGCTTATGACGCCTTTTGCTTGTAACATACGGTACTCCTGCTTGGTCAGTCGCATTGCCTTGTAAGGCACCACTTGCTTGTAGTCCATACCGGTTGTGCAGTTCCACTCCACTTGTTCGGCTACCAAGTCGCTGTTGCCCTCTTTGATCAGGCGTTCCATTAGTACCGGATAACGGCTGTATTGATAAAGTAACCCAAGCAGGTTGACAGGATAGTTTGTTATTGCGCTTTGATGGAGCTGCTGGGCACACTCGTGGTACGCTTCCCATGGAAGATAGCGCAGATTGCTCCTCTCCAGCGCTTCTTCAAATCCAAGCAGTTTTGCGCCCTCTCCCTCTGTACATTTCCAGCTGTTGTGATCCAGCTTAACCGGCTCCACCGTGCATGGCAGTCGGCGTGTTGGCTTTTGCTTTACGCTTATGTACATCCCTCCACCGTATGTTTGTTCGGCTACAAAGTGCTGGCCGAGATTGAAGTATGCAGCGTACAGCAGTGTGCCCCTTTCCGGCGCGGCTTTATAGTTGCGCGTATAATCCTCATACACTCGAACGAAAGAAAGCAATATGCCGCCGTTCCGTGTTCGCTGTGTTACCGCCACCACTGCCGTGTTTATCAACTGACTACGGCCACGCCCGGCGTCTTTGACTTGAACTTCGTGCCCGCAGACCGGGCAGCATACGGTGTCGTTATGCCGTGCAGAGCGGCAGGCTGCGTGCTTGTCCGTCCATAGTCGCATGTTCTCAATGTCGATCTGCACATCCTTGCCGCAAGCGGTACAATAGCCATACCTGTGACCGCATTCTTTGTGTTTGAAAAAGTACTGCTCATTGACGAATACCTCTTCGTGGGCAAACTTGTTGATCTTTTTCTCCGGCAGTTTCGGGCGGCCGTTCCAAATCTTCCGAGCCTGTTCCTGCGTAAGCGTGTTCAGTTTTTTTCCCATATCGACACCTCACAGCAGATCCAGCAGGTCGATGATCTCCGCCTTGGTCTCTTCGTCAGTAAAGCCGTAATAGCCCGCTGCCCATTCGTACACGGTGTCGTCCGGCACGGCTGCGCAGTTGCCCGCTGCTTGTTTCCGCGCGTTGCTTGTGATGTGATCCCAGCAGCCTTTCAGGCTCTTGCCCTCAGCCAGTACCTTGTCGGCGTTGCTGTCATTCACCAGGCAGTGGTCTATAATGTGTGAGCAAAGCAGGCGCACGGTGGCGCTGCCCATCTTCTCCGCCTCCTGGTCGATCTTATCAATGGCTTTTTGGATTTTCTCGGTCATTTCAGCGTTACCTCCTTGATCTGCGCCAGCGCGCAACGCTGGCAGTGCTCGTCCAGTTCCGGCTTGTCAAGGCCGCACCGGTTATTGATTGAGCCGTAGATACACACATCTCTGCATATCGTCGCCAAGATTGCAACTGTAGTTTTTTCGTTCTCATTCTTCATTGTTGCGCTCCTCAAAGGCCATACCGGCCACGGTGCCCAGGTTGATCAGATCCCTGCATACAGCTTCTGCTTTGGACAGATCCATTGTTCTGATCACGCCCTGCACGATCAGGCCTGACTTAACGACCACCAGGTTCCCGCGCCGGTACAGATCGTACCCCTCTTCTTCCTTTTCGATAGGTTGTAACGCTCTGCGGTTAATGAACGCCATACTCGCACCTACGACCAGCGGTTGCCATACAGCGCCTGCGGCTACAATGCAGGTGTCCAGCGGGGCGGCATATTTTTCATCGGCGCATTGGTCTGCCAGCGGCAGATTCGCTTTTTGCATTCTTGTCATGATTACGCTGTCGTCCTCTGCCAAGTCAGCGACCATACGCAGCGTCTCCGGCGTGTATTCCGGATGGCCGTACAGGATGTACCCGCAGCTGCCATTACTGAGCATTTGCTCGCCGTCTGGCAGGTCATATAGAAAATAGGCCTTGCTTCTTTTGCAAATGGATAACATTTTCTTAAAGTTCATTTGTCTGTCTCCTTTACGCTTATGCCGTGAATGTACAGCATGAGTTTTCGTTTGATGATATATTCCTTTGTTTTGGCGCCCTTTGTGTCCTCCACCACCTGCTTCCAGGTGCCGTCCGGCTGGCAGACCTCATATACAAAGTCCGCTTTATAAATCACCGGGCGCTCTTTTCGGTATTCGCCGACCCCTGCCGGGATCAACTCATAAGGGACCTGCTCCCGCAGATTGCGCACCAGGCCGTGCCGTTCCAACAGTTGCAGCTCCTTTGCCCGCTTGCACTCGCTCCGGCTGTCGTATGTGCGGCCATCCGCTTGGGCTTTGACTGCGTGGTATTTGTTCCCGCCTTTGGCCCGCTGCCGGATATACTCCTGGTACTGGGCAGCAGTCCAGTGTTCTTGGGTACCCATCAGCCCGCTGCCTGCTCCGCAGGAGCGTAAGCCATACGGATGAACTGGTGCTCCACTGCACCAATGTGCTGCTGCTCCTGCTCCAGGCATTTCTGCATATATTTGCTGGCAAGCACCGTCTCCTCAAACTCCCGGCGCAGATCATCGGTCATACCGTACTGACCCAGTCCCTTGGCGCTCTTAAAGGCGTCCCACTTTGGCCGGATCAGCGGGTGGTTGATGTTCAGCTTGAAGCCGTAGGCGTTGTGCGGTGCCAAGATCAGCTGGGTTTGGCGTTCCTGTTCCAGGTTTCGCACCTTGTCCCGCATTTGTTCCCATTGCTGTATGTATGTCATTGTCGCCCTCCTAACACCGCCGGTGCGGTTGGTTCTTTGAGATCGGGCAAAGCACATAGGACTGGTACTTGAACCCGGTGACTTCGTCCTCCCAGTTGTTCAGGGTGTCCCGGACAACATAATAGCCCTTTGGTGCCTTTGGCTCGTCCGCCCAGTGGTCATTATAAATGATTTTGTACTCCGGCTCCGGTACGGTCAGGTTGCGACTGCGGCTGTAGCATACCTTTGCTTTGGCCGTGGTGTACTTACCTTTGTGCCCTTGCTTGATATGTGTTTCCTCACGCAGGTACCCACCGTAGGTGTGGTGGTCTCGATCATCTATTGGCACGAATTCCACCCGACCGTATGTCCACCTGGGCAGCTTGGTCAAGTCAATACCGGACAGCGCCATGTGGACATGTGGGTTCTTGTCCGGTGTCTCAATGGCTCTCATCCACTTGAAGTCTACGCCGGCCTTTTTGTAGGCATATCGCAGTTTGGCCATATAGGCGGCCCACAGTTTCTTGATCTCTTGCAGATTCTTGGGTCTGTCCGCCTTACGGAATGTAAAGGTAGCGGTCAGATCACCTGGACCAAAATTGGCGTTAAAAATCATCTCTTGCTGTAAGCACGCCTGGCGGTTGTTTACAATGGCCTGGGCCTCACTTGTTTTGCCGTAGTTGCTCCCTCTGGTGCATTTGTGTTTGCTGCCATAGCGCGAGGAGTAGTGGCGCTGGATATAGATACATCTTCCCGCATGGACGGTCTTTTGCACCCATGGCATTTTGGTTTGCTCCTTTCTGGACGGACCGGCACTCTATGGAAATGCTGGAAAACGCTGATCGGCTCCCGGGTGGAAAAGCAAGTTTTCCACCGGTTCACCGGCGTGTTCCACATTCCCACAGAGCACAGCTCCTCATTATGCGGCGCGGGTGCACACCCTGTTGCCGCCGGTCTCCTGCCTGCGCCTGAACCCGCTGAAGAATGCCAAGCGATATATATTTTTGCCGTTGGCGTTTTGCGCCTAAAAATAATACTTTGAACAAGGAGCAAAAAAGGAGCACAGACCCCTTTTTTCGCCCTTGCCGCACGGCTTGTCCTTGACTTCTCTGCGGTCCTTATATATAATGTAATTAGCGCAGGCGTTTTACTTTCTTTTCGCCGCCTGTGTTCAAGTCGACTGGTCGCTCAGTCGGCTTTTTCTTTTTGCCCGCCGCTTTGTTCGTCGTTATACTCCAGTGGCAGCATAATGGCGGTCACTTTCGGCAATTCCATCAAAGCCTTGGTTTTCCGCTCTGCGATGACTTCCAGTGCCTCGTAGTTTCCATCGCCTTGCACATACACGGTATCACCGGCTCTAACGGTATTCCACGGCGCCCGCAGGACAATGTGGTCCTCATCCAGCTTAGCAATCACCAAATCAATGTAATCTTCCATTTTCATCATCCTTTCCAAGTTGAATTGCGTGCAGATACGCCAGCTCAAAGTCTGTCAGCGGCGCTACCAGCACCACCTTGTGGTTTTCGTCCTCGATCACCAGCCGTTTATCCTGCTGCGGCTCCCGGTCGTCCTTGGGCAGTACGAACACTGCCAGGGCGATCAATGCGCAGCCGGTGCCGCTGATTACAACGGACATCCACCAGTACGGATTATCCGCCACCAGGCAGCAGCCCAACATCACCAGCAGAAAGCCGGTAATCACCAGGACCACGCCGGCCTTTTCTCGTTTCGTCATTGGTTTGTCCTTTCTTTGCAGTTGACTGCAAAATCAATATTTGCCTGCATTATAGGCGTGGAACGCCGGGGCGAACACAGCCAACTTTGTGCCGTTCTCACCCAACTGAATGAGAGGGAAGCCCGGGCGGTGCATATACTGCCGCGCCGTTGGTATGCTACAGTTCAGGTATGCCGCCACATCTTCCGGACCAAGATACAGTTTTGTACCCTTGACCTTGACCTCTTCCTCTACAGCTTCGGCGGTGCGGATCAGGTCAATATAGCTTTGCAGGCGCTCCATACGCTGCTGCACGGCGGCGTCGAAGTCGTCCATTGCCAAGGGGCTGTCCTTGTTGATTGGTACTTTCATTGCTATTCTCCTTTCTTGATTAGGCCAGCCCTTTGGGCAAGCGGCAGAGCCGCAAGCTGCCCGCTGCACGGCAAAAGTGCCGTTGGCGATAAATGTGATGTTGGGTGGGGCGGGCACCGGAAGCAGGAATATAATGGGTAAATTTGACAAAAAAGAAAAGAAGAAAGAGAAGAAATGAAAAAAGGTCCCGCTGCCTACGTATCTCTGCCGCCGCCCAAAAGGCTGGCATTGGTTGTAAATTGTTGCTATAATGATGTTATTATGACGAAAGGACAAAATCAGATGAAATTAAACAAAGACTGTGTAAGAGAGGTACTGATCTACCTTGAAGAGCACCTTGGTTACAATGACCACTTAGACGCCTCTACAATTCAAATAGACCCATACACTTCTGAAGAAATCTTGTATACAATCAGCTTGCTGTCAGAGGCCAGATACATAAAGGCCGTCTCGGTTGCAGATCTATGCACCACACCAACATATTTTGTGGAATCCATCCTCATGCCAGGTCACGATCTGCTGGATAACATCCGAGATGACAATGTATGGAGAAAAACAAAGAAAATTGCTTCCAAATTTGCCTCTGCTTCTCTGAATGTTCTCTCATCCGTCGCAACCAGTGTCTTATCATCAATGTTGCTTAATCCACCTACCGTTTGAATTGGTGTTCCAGCACCTGGCGCAGGCACTTCTCCATATCCTCTTCGGTGAATTGGATGTTCTTATCAGTCAAATAGTACAAAACCGCTCTTAGCCTCCAATGCGCCATCAGCGCACTGATCATCGCAACAGTGGAAATAAGAACCAATACAACAATCACTTTTATTCACCTCGCTTTAACTGCCTGCTGCTTATCTAAAGGCTGGCCGTGTATTTAGTTGTTGCGCTCTGCGATGATCTCGTTGATTGCGCCGAGGATCCGCTCTTCTCCGCTTTTTGATTTTCGCTTTCCGCCGAGCACATTACAAAGATATTGCGGAGACCAGTTGAGTTTCCTGGCAAGGTCACGCTGCGTGATCTTGTTCATGTGCATTTTTCCTATTGCTGTTTCAATCCAACTGTCCAAAAAATATACCTCCTCCCAGATTTTTTTAAAAAGTGGTTGAATTTATTAAACCTGTGTGCTATACTCATCTTGTCCAAAGAATTAAACACAAAGTTGCTAACGCTGTTGAAATAGTTTAACGAATTCAACCACACTTGCATTATAAGCCAATTCGTTCAACTTTGCAACACAAAAAGTCTAATTTGTTAAACTTTGTGTAATTTGCACAAAACAAGGAGGCATTTTTTGTGTTTTATGACCGCTTTCAACATATATGCAATGAGGCCGGTATCTCGCCTTCACGAGCCGCTATAGAATGTGGCTTTAATAAAGGCAGTGTCTCCTTTTGGAAGAAAAAATATGAGAATGGAGAAGATGTAGAACCCAAACTGGAGATACTTAAGAGCATTAGTGAGTATTTCGGTGTGTCTATTGACTACTTAACTGGAAAAACGGACATAAAAAATCCCCCGGACCAACAAAGTCCGGAGGAGATCGCCAAGGTGGCACTATTTGGTGGTGACGGAGAGGTTACCGACGAGATGTGGAACGAAGTTAAAGGTTTTGTAGAATTTATCAAAGATAAGAGAAAGAGAGAGAATGACAACAACTGAGTCCCTGTTCGATCTCATCGAGCAAAACAACATAGAGGTGTATCTGGGCAGTATGCCCGCTGCCAAGTCTGCGTCTGCCAATATCGGCGATGATTATTACATAGCACTTGACGAGCAGAGCCTGGAGAGCACCGCAGAGGCCCGCTGTCGCCTTGCCCACGAAGCCGGGCACTGCATAACCGGGTCGTTCTACAACCTATATGCCCCGCTTGACCGGCGCAGTAAGCACGAACGCCGGGCAGATAAGTGGGCGGTAAATAAGTTGATCCCCAAGGCCGAGTTGGAGGTGCAGCTGCGCCAGGGCCTGGAGCCTTACGAGTTGGCCGAGTATTTCAATGTGACCGAGAACTATATACACAAGGCCATTGAATTCTACTTTGAATGTGGAATATCATAATTCACGGCACGCCGTGATTATAGATGTAATAACTTAATAAGAGGAAAAAAGAAATGAAAAAAGAATATAAAATCCTTTTGTATGCATATCCGTTTATTATTGCGATTTCTATCTTGGCTACAGTAGGAGTACCGCTGTTTGCTTTGGCTGATGTAGCGTTTCTCGTGCTGTACTATTATATTTTGCAGAAGTCATTTTCAAAAATAAATATAATCAAAAATGCCGACGAATACGCGGCGTTTGCGAATGCCAATGCAGATCAGCGCGTGCAAGACGCCAAAGCGACTGCGGAAAAAATGCGAAAAGAAACAGAGGACAGTTGTGCTCAAAAGGTTCAAGCTGTTGAGCGTGAACTGAAGCAAAAACGGAAATGCATTTCTCAGTTGAATATCGAAATCCGCAATCTTAAAGCCGAAATTGAAGTGGCGCAACAAGAAGCGGTTGCTGCCTCTGTCGCCGTCCCTGTTGACTATGATATATCGTCTGCAGAATATAAAGACAAATTTGCTCTTGCACAACTTAATGAAAAAGAATGTGTATCCTCAAACAATGCTGTCTCTGTACATTCCGACGCGCCAAAGTCTGTTATAAATGCAAATGTGAAACAGATCCTGCGTTGCTTTAATTCGGAAGCGGCGGCTATTATCAAGAATGTTACCACGCGGAACATTGACAGTGCGCGTTCAAAAATCATCAAGTCCTTTGAAATGCTCAACAGGATTTTTGCGCCAGACGGAGTGGAACTCAACCGCCCGCTGCTGGAGATTAAGCTGGAGCAGCTCAACTGTATGTACGGCAATCAGGTGATGGCGGAGCGCGAAAAGGAAGAACAACGCGCGATCCGAGAGCAAATGCTTGAAGAAGAAAAAGTGCGCCGTGAAATTGAGCGCGAAAAAGCAAAGCTCGATAAGGAAGAACGGCAGTTCAAGAATGAAATTCAGAAACTCATGACTTATCTACATAAAGCGGATGATATTGAAAAGCAGCTTTATGTTGACAAGATAAAAGAACTGGAGGCGAAACTCGGCCTGTTAGAGCAGGACAGAAAAAATGTGCTCGACCGGGAGCAGAATACGCGCGCCGGCTTCGTTTATGTAATATCCAATATCGGCTCTTTTGGAAAGAATGTATATAAAATTGGAATGACAAGACGGTTAGAGCCTATGGACCGCATAAAAGAACTCAGCAGCGCTTCCGTACCGTTTGAATTTGATGTTCACGCTATGATTTTCTCTGAGGACGCGCCGGCGTTGGAGACAGCTTTACACCGGCAGTTTGATGATCGGCGTATAAATCTTGTAAACAGCCGAAAAGAATTCTTCCGTGTTTCTCTTTCAGAAATTGAAAAGGTGGTAAAAGAAAACCACAATGCTACGGTCACTTTTACCGCCGTTGCCAAAGCGGAGGAATATCGTCAGACAGTAAGGCTTCTTGAAAGCGAGCAAGTATAAAATCGTTTCTTTAACACCAACAAAATAAAAAAGCCCTACCCTGCGCCAACAGGATAGAGCCGATAAGCAGGATTGTGTAATACAATACCCACCCAACACGGTTATTGTATCACAGCCCTGCTGAAAAATCAAGCGGGGCTTTTTGCGCCCTTTTTTAGGCGCTGCCCGCTGCTGCGTAAAGGAGAATGTGAGTACAATGCCAAGAAAAAGAGGAAACGGTGACGGAACCATCTATAAGGTGGAAAGCAAAGGCCTATGGGCTGCCCAGCTGACCATAGGCGTGGACGCCAACGGCAAACCGAAAAGAAAGACGATATACGGTAAGCGGCAGGCAGATGTGCGAGCAAAGCTGGACGCTCTGAAGAATGAGCTTGCCACCGGATCCATTATTACCCCCGACAAAATGACGGTCGGAGATATGGCCCGCTGCCTAACAGAAGAAGATCGCGCGCTAAATATCATTGGCGAGAATTCCTACTTACGAAAGAACGCTATATGCGTGCGTATCAGCCGCAGCGCGCTTGGTTCTATCCCGCTGCAAAAAGTAAAACCAGCTGATATACAGTCCTATTTAATGTCTATAACAGAATACTCCAATTCAGTTATAGCGAAAGATTATGGAATGCTGGCCCGCTGCTTTCGTACTGCTCTTTATAGAAACATATTAAATAAGAATCCCATGGTGGGACTTCGCAAGCCTAAAAGCGTTAATGACACCCGTCGAGTCCGTGCTCTTACCGTTGATGAAGAAAAAAAGCTGATTGCCGTACTTAACGATCAAGAACGCAGTTGCCCATACCGCGCCCAATTTCTGCTTATGTTATATACCGGTATGCGTATGGGTGAAATCAACGCGCTTGATATACACGATGTCAATCTTGCCTTTCGCACTGTAAATATACGCCGCACCGTCACGCGGGACAGCTCGGAACACAGTGTCCTCGGCAAGACCACAAAAACCTATGCTGGACAACGCCTACTTTCTTTGCCAGATATGCCTTTTCAGTTACTGTCAGACCATCTAAAGAATTGGCGGCCAAATAAGATGAATCTCCTTTTCTTTGACTATAGAGCAAATAAGATCATCACTACTAATCAGGCAAATATGACCTTGAAACGCTTGATCTCGAAATATACACTACTTGATCAAACAGTTCCGGGAACAGTTACCCTGCACAGCTTAAGGCACACTTATGCCACGCGCTGTATAGAAAGCGGTATGCACGCCAAGAGTCTGCAAAAAAGACTTGGACACACCGACATAAAGACCACCCTGGACACCTACTGTGATGTTTTTGAGAAGTTCGACAAAGAGGCAAGCGACCGGGCAGACGCTTATATGCAGGATCTGCTTTTTGCGTAA